GGTTCAGAGCATCCTTTACTCACATTGGACACCCGGGGTTGTCCAACTTCCGGGCATGATCGCGTGTTCTGCCTGCCCATGTGGTCTGACGCGATGTCGGGCGCTTGGGCGGCATGATCCGATTCGCCGGGCGATCCGGCGGGAAGGTAGACAACGATGGCGAAGGGTGGTGCCCGGGCGCGTTCCGGCCCTGCCCCCGACCCGGAGGCGCTACGCCGCGAGCGTGACGCTCGTGACTGGGTGGTGCTGCCAGCGGAGGGGCGTAAGGGTTCGCCGCCGCGGTGGCCCTTGCCTGACTCGACTCGGCGCGAGGCCGAGTTGTGGAAGGTGCTGTGGGCCAAGCCGCAGGCGGTGATGTGGGAGCGGCAGGGTCAGGAGTTGGAGGTGGCGCTGTACGTTCGCCGCTGGTGTGAGGCTGAGGTGGCAGAGTCGAGGGTGACCTTGTCGACTTTGGTGAGGCAGATGGCTGACTCGCTGGGGTTGACGACGCCGGGGTTGCGGGCTAACCGGTGGCGGATCGCCCCTGCTGATGATCAGCCGAGTAGCCGGCGGAGGCAGGCTGTGGCGCTCGGGCAGGGTAGGCGGCATCCTTCGGCGCGGCAGCGGTTGGAAGTGATTGACGGTGGGGCTGCGTCGTGAGCCGCGGACCCTGGCTGTCGCGCTGGACTGGATACCTGCCCACTGTGTAGTGCCGGACCGGTTCACCCGGGGTGAGCCGTTCGAGTTGTACGACTACCAGTTCCGGTATCTGGCGAACTTCTACTTGGTCAGGCCTGCCGCGCAGTGGGTGCCGGATGATCCGATCCTCGGGCCGGCGTTTGTGTACCGCCGTGGGCTGCTGGTGGATCCGCAGAAGAAGGGCAAGAGCCCGTTGATGGCGGCGCATATCTGCCTGGAGGCTGTGGGCCCGGCGTTGTTCGCTGGCTGGGCTGAGGGTGGGGAGCTGTACGACTGCCGGGATTACGGCTGCGGCTGCGGCTGGGTGTATGAGTATCAGCCTGGTGAGCCGATGGGCATGCCGTGGCCGACGCCGCTGATTCAGATCACCGCGCTGTCGGAGGAGAACGCGGGGAACATCTACGACTCGCTGCGGCCGATGATCGAGTACGGGCCGTTACGGGAGTTGATCCCGAAGACCGGTGAGGAGTTCATCCGGTTGCCCGGCGGCGGCAGGATTGACGTGGTGACCCAGTCGGCGAGGTCGAGGCTGGGGCAGCGGGTGACGTTCGTTCCGCAGGACGAGGTTGGTCTGTGGACGCAGGCCAACAAGATGATGCAGGTCGCGGACACCCAGTACCGGGGTTTGGCTGGTATGGGTGGGCGGGCGTCGCTGGCGACGAACGCGTGGGACCCGTCGGAGCAGTCGCTGGGGCAGCGGGAGTACGAGTCGTCGGCGAAGGACATTTACCGCCAGTTCGTGCAACCTCCGGCGCACCTGTCGTATCTGAACAAGCGGGAGCGGCGGCAGATCCACCGGTTCGTCTACGGCGAAACGCTGCGGGAGAACGGTGGCCACGTTGACTTGGAGTCGATCGAGGCCGAGGCCGCGGATATGGCCAGCCGTGACTCGGCGCAGGCTGAGCGGTTCTTCGGTAACCGGCTGGTGTACGGCTCGGGCAGCTTCCTGGACGGCAGCTGTTGGGATGATCGTGCGTTTCCGCTGGATGTGCCTGATGGTGCGGCGGTGGCGTTGGGGATGGACGGGTCGGACACCGACGACTGGACGGTGATCCGGGCGGAGACCGAGGACGGTTTCCAGTTCACCCCGTGCTATGGGCCGGATCGGCGGCCGACGATCTGGGACCCGGCCGAGTTCGGCGGCCAGGTGCCCCGGTTGGAGGTTGCCGCCGCGGTGGATGAGCTGATGGGCCGCTACCGGGTGGCGCGCATGTACGTGGATCCGCCTGATTGGAAGTCGGAGATCGACGCCTGGGCCGCCCGGTACGGGGACAAGGTTGTGTTGCGGTGGGAGACGTACCGGCCGGTGCAGATGCACGCCGCGGCGCAACGGTTGGCCACGGATGTGATGAAGGCGGATACCCCGTTCTGGCATGACGGCTGCCCGGTCACGGCCAGGCACGTTCGGCATGCGCGGAAGAGCCCACGCCCCGGGCAGCGGTATGTGCTGGCGAAACCGAGCCAGTCTCAGAAGATCGACGCCTGTGTGGCGTCGATCTTGGCGCACGAGGCGGCGTGTGACGCCACTGCGGGTGACCTGTGGCCCAAACCGGCGGCACGGCAGAAGCTTGTGGTCATGCGTTGAGGAAGGGGGGGTGGTCCGGTGGCGCTTCCTGACAAGCCTGAGGACTGGATCACCCGCCTGTCGCTGGCGCATGACGCGGAGATCGGTGAGCTGGAGAAGCTGGACAGCTACTACGCCGGTACTCAGCCGTTGTCGTACATGCACCCGGAGATCCTGCGGGAGGTGGCTGACCGTATCCGCCCGGTGATCATCGGCTGGCCGAGGTTGGTGGTCGACACCGTTGAGGAACGTCTCGACATTGAGGGGTTCCGGCTGCCGGATGAGGAAGCTGGGGATGAGGACCTGTGGCGGGTCTGGCAGCAGAACGACCTGGATGAGCAGTCGGAGATGGGGCATCTTGATGCCCTGGTGATGCGCCGGGCCTACGTTGCTGTGGGCACCAACGAGGACGACCCGGACACCCCGCTGGTGACGGTCGAGTCGCCGTTGGAGGTGTTCGCCGAGATCGACCCTCGTACCAGGCAGACCCGGGCGGCGCTGCGGCGGACCCAGGAGACCGATTCGCTGGTCAGGACCCCGGAACGGTACGCGACGCTGTATCTGCCGGATCAGACGATCTGGTATGACTGGGCTGGTGGGTGGCGGGAGATTGACCGGGACGAACACAACCTGGGGGTGCCGCCGCTGGTGCCGCTGGTGAACCGGCCCCGGCTACGTCAGGACCGGCGCACCAGCACCGGCACGCACCGGTTCCACCTTGGCCACTCCGAGCTGTCGCCGATCATCCCCTTGTCGGATGCGGCGAACAAGCTGGCCACGGACATGATGGTGGCCGGCGAGTTCGTCGCGATCCCGCTGCGCGGGTTTTTCGGTGTCCAGCCGGGGGATTTCGAGGACGAGCACGGGAACAAGCTGACCGCGTTGCAGGCCATCCTGGGCCGGCTGCTCACCTTGGCCAGGCCGGACGGCAAAGAGTTCGAGTTTGCCGCGGCCCGCTTGGACAACTTCCACCAGTCCATCAACGCCTTGGCGCATCTGGTGGCCGCGGTCGCTGGCCTGCCACCCCACTACCTTGGCCTGACCACCACGAATCCGGCGTCGGCGGACGCGATCCGCTCGGCCGAGTCGCGGCTGGTCAAGCGGGTGGAGCGTAAGCAGCGTTCGTTCGGGGGCACGTGGAAGCGGGTCATGCAGCTGGTGCGCCGGTTCCAGACCGGGGAGTGGGACCCGGGGTTGAAGCAGTTGGAGGTGGACTGGCGTGACGCCTCCACCCCGACGGTGGCGCAGAAGGCCGACGCGGTGATGAAGCTGTACAACCTGCCGAAGCCGATCATTACCCGCAGGCAGGCTCGTGAAGACCTCGGTTACACCGATGTGCAGATCCAGCGGATGGAGGCTGAGGACCGGGCCGAGGCGGAGGCTGACCCGGTTGGTGTGATCGCACGCGGGCTGGCTGACCGGGAGGCTGGGGTGCCGGGCCCGGCGGAGCCGGCCGATGTCGGCTCTTGACATCGCTCACCGTCACCGCCGGGAACGGCAGCGGATCGCCGCCGGGCTGATCCGCGAGGGCCACCGGCTGTGGCAGCAGGTTGACCTTGACGCGCTGGACGTGTCCTGGGAGCGGCAGCTTGCCCGGCTGCTGGTGCTGCTGGCCGGTGCGCAGCTGCTGGCCGCGTCCATGGCTGATGAGTATGTGGATGCGGCGCTGGCCGCGCAAGGGTTGGACAGCAGCCCGGCCGGGCAGGTGGTGCCGGGCGCGTTCGCTGGTGTCGCTTCCGACGGGCGGACGTTGGAAGGGCTGCTGTGGTCGCCGCTGGTGTCCACCGCGGTGGCGCTGTCCCGCGGGATGCCGCGGCAGCGGGCGTTAGCCGCCGGGCAGGCCACGCTGGACATGGTGCTGGCCACCCAGGTCGCCGACGCGGGCAGGGTCGCCGACGGGGTGGCGATCACGGCACGGCCGGACATCGGCTACATCCGGGTGTTGACCCCGCCGTCCTGTTCCCGGTGCATCGTGCTGGTGGACCGGATCTACCGGTGGAACGCCGGTTTCCAAAGACACCCAAGGTGCGACTGTGTACATCTGCCGGCAAACCGGGCGTCGGCTGAGCAGATGCGGCTCACCGCACGGTCCTATTTCGACAGCCTTAGCCGCGAGGAGCAGGACCGGATCTTCACCAAGGCCGGTGCCCAGGCGATCCGTGACGGGGCGAACATCGCCCAGGTAGTCAACGCCCGCCGTGGGATGCGTAAGGCGCAGGTGTTCGGCCATGACGTGCTGATCACCACCGAGGGCACCACAGTGCGTGGGCTGGCCGGGCAGCAGCTGATCCGCGCCGGTGCGCGGACACGGCGGGAGCTGGCCGAGTTCGTCACCCGCCAGACCCGCACCGGTCCACAGCTGCGGCAGGTGCGGCGGGAGCGGGTGCAGATCCCCCGGCTGATGCCCGAGTCCATCTACGCCGAGGCCACCTCCCGAGAGGACGCCATCCGGCTGCTGCGCCGGTTCGGCTACATCCGTTGACCACCGACGGTGCTGCGGAGGGAGTGACATGGCGGACATCAGCACAGCGGCGCGGGAACGTGCCGAGCAGCGTGGGCAGGCGCTGCCCGGCGGCCGGTTCCCTATCCGTAACCGGGCCGATCTGCAGAACGCGATCCTCGCTGTCGGACGCGCTGGAAGGCGGGACGCCTCCGAGGAGGAGCGTGAGCGGGGCCGGCGGATGGTGCGCCGGTTCATCATGCGCCGGGCGCGGGCCTTGGGCGCGGAAGACATGATCCCGGAGACGTGGAACGCCGACGGCAGCCTGAAACGCTGACCGGCACCCCATTCTGTTTCTTTCGCGGGCGGGACGCGATGTTCCGCCCCCCCATTTCCACGGGTGGTGCGACGCTGCCCGCTAACCATCAACATCACGGAAGGTCGCGATGACCCAGCCGAACAGCGGCGAGAGCACGCCGCAGCCAACCGACCAGCAGCCGACGGTTCCGGCGAGCGGAACCGGGCAGGCCCAACCCAACCAGCTCGCTCCGCCTACCCCGCCGGGGTTCGTCCCCGCGTCCAACGAGGACGAGCAGGCGCAGCAGCTTCTCGCTGACGCGATCGCCGCCCAGCAGCCGCAGGGTGACCCCGCGCAGCTTGGTGACGCAGGCAAACGAGCCCTGGACGCGGAACGGCAGGCCCGCAAAGCAGCCGAGGAGGCGGCGAAGAAGCACGCCAAGCAGCTGGAGGAGCTGCGGCAGCAACTGGAGCAGCTGAAACCAGCGGCTGAACTGTTCGCCCAGTTCCGCAAGGCCGCGGTGCCGGAGGAAGAGAAGACCGACACCGAACGGTTGCAGGAGCAGATCGCCAAGCTGCAGCAGGAAACCGCTGCCGAACGCAGGCAACGCTGGCTGTTGGAGATCATCCAGGATCACGGGCTGTCCCGCGAGGACGCGAAGTGGCTGCGCGGGGAGACCAGGGAGGAGTTGGAGGCAAGCGCGGCGGAGTTCGCCGCGCGGCTGGCCGCCGCCCGGCCGGCTCCTCCAGCGGCTAGTGACACACCAGCCGACGGGCAGCAGCCGTCACCGCCGCCGGCGGCGGTGGCTCCCATGGCTGCGCCGGCTCCGAAACCGGACCCGTCGCAGGGGGCGCGAGGCCCCGTCGACATCAACACCCAAAGCCAGGACGCGCTGGCCAAGGGAGACCTCAAGACCCACATTGCCCTGGAGCTGCAACGTGCCGCCCAGGGCGCCAGGTAAGACAGGGCAGGCCGCCGGCCATGCCCGCGTCTAGATAGGAGGAGACCAGCATGGCTGGCATCACCGGGCAGGGCACCACATTCAACCTGCCGAACTTCGTCGGGGCACTGTTCGCGGTGACTCCGACCGACACCCCGTTCCTGTCCTCCATCGGAGGCCTGACCGGCGGGGAGCGGACCGATTCCACCCTGTTCCAGTGGCAGGGATTCGACCTGCGGGACGCTTCCCACACTCGGCAGCGGGCGGAGGGTGCGACCGCGCCGGCCGGCGAAGCGCGGGTGCGGTTCAACGTCACCAACGTGGTGGAGATCCACCAGGAAGCGGTGGAGATCTCCTACACCAAGCAGGCCGCGACCGGTCAGTACAACTCCACCGGGTCGAACCACCCGGGGTCGGTGGGGATCGCCGGCACCAACCCGGTATCCGATGAGATGGCCTGGCAGGTGCAGCAGCACCTGGTGCAGGTGGCCCGCGACGTGGAGGCGTCATTCATCAACGGCACGTTCAACAACCCGTCCACCAACGCCACCCCGCGGCGTACCCGCGGCATCCTGGAAGCGATCCAGACCAACGTGGTCGCCGCCGGTGGGGCGCTGCTGGACGAGGACATGGTCCTCGACCTGCTGCAGAGCGTGTGGGAGAACGGCGGCATCAGCGTGTCGGAGACCGCGACGCTGATGTGCAACGGGTTCCAGAAGCGGCAGCTGACGAAGATCTTCATCAGCGACGCCAACTTCCAGCAGACCTCCCGCACCGTGGGTGGGGTGTCGGTGCAGACGATCGAGACGGACTTCGGCCGTCTCAACCTGATGTTGAACCGGCACATGCCCGTCGACACGATCGCGGTGGTGTCGCTGGAGCAGTGCGCCCCGGTGTTCCTGGAGATCCCCGGTAAGGGGTTCCTGTTCGTGGAGGACCTGGCGAAAGTCGGCGCCGCGGAACGGAAGCAGATCTACGGCGAGATCGGGCTCAAGTACGGCAACGAACGCACCCACGGCAAGATCACCGGGTTGGCGGCCTCCGAACTGGGCTCCTGACACAGCGTGGCGCGGGTGCGGCCGGTCCCACCGGGCTGGCCGCACCTGCCCCAGCCCCGCCGGCTATGAGCCCACCCGCGCCATAGCCGGTTCACCAAGCCTGATGCGGCATCAACTGTTGACCCCAACCGGGAGGCTCCACGTGCCACTCACCGCGGCTCTGTCCGGATCCGGCTCATGAGGCTGCTCCTGGTCGGCGCCCCGCAGCTGGGTGGGGACTGCTGGCATGACGACATCGCCGCTGAAGCCAAAGCGCTCGGCTGGGATGTCATCCCCGACCCGCACGGACGCTACGCCTATCCGCAGATCAAGGACATGCCCATCGGCGAGGTGGTCAAGCTCGCCAAGGAAGCGGACATGCTCCTGTGGGCGCGCACCCACTCCCACGACCCCCTCGGGGATGGTGAGGAGATGCTGCGCCGGGTTGAAGACCTGGGCGTGCCCACCGTCGGCCTGCACCTGGATCTGTACTGGAGCCTGCCACGGCGTGAGGAGAGGATCGGGAAGCAGCCGTGGTGGACAGCGCAGTACGTGTACACCGCTGACGGCGGCAACCGGGACTGGGCGGGCAAAGGGGTTAACCACAGGTGGTGCCCGCCTGCGTTCGGTACCAGGAACTTGGGCCGGGCCCGGCCGGCTGGCCGGCACCAGTACACGTTCTTCGGCGGGTGTATCCGTGGTATCCACGGTGAGCACCGGGCGCGTCTGATCGACTGGGCGCGTCGCAAGTGGGGGCGCAGGTTCGGCTGGTGGGGGCAAAGCGTCACTGGCCGGGTGTACGGCCTCCAGCTGTCCGGGCTGGTTTCCTACGCGGACCTTGTCCTCGGCGACAGCGCTGGGGTGATGCCACGCTGCGAACAGTCGCACCCCTGCTACTGGTCCGATCGGGTGGTCAGGATGTTGGGCCGGGGCGCGGTGTTCGCCCACCCACACACCGAAGGCATGGCTGAGCAGGGGTTCACCGACGAAGTGATGATCACCTACCGGAGGTTCGACTTCAAAAGCATCGGTGAACGCCTGGCCAGCATGTCCTCAGCCGAGCGTGAGGCGATACGGGACGCCGCGGTGCAGCTGGTGCGGGATCGGCACCTGTGGCGTCACCGGTTGCAGCGAATCCAGCAAGATGTGGGGCTGGGGTGAGGGTCATCATCGCCGCCGCCGGCGGGCAGTCCAAATGGGACTGGTATTTGGGTGTGCCGTCACACCTGGCGCCGGTCAACGGGCAACCGCTGCTGGCACGCACCGTCGCTCAGGCGCTGAAGCTGACCGCGGACGTGCACGTGACCACCCCGGAGGATGAGCGGTACGCGCCGGTGTGTAAGGGCGCCACCCGGCACATAGTGCCCGAGCCGGGGATCAGTGAGTACGACTCCACCCGTAGCTTGTGGTCACCCAACGAGCGCACCATCTTGCTGTACGGGGACGTGTACTTCACCGACCGTGCGTTGAAGACAATCGCCAGCTACAGCAGGCGGCAGTACCGCTGCTTCGGCCGCTACGGCCCCAGCAGATATACCGGGTGCCGCTACGGGGAGGTGTTCGCCGCGAGCTGGTGGCCGGCGCAGCACCAGCAGATGGATGAGTTCCTGGCCCGGGTAGCGGATCTGCGTGCCCGCCGCGAGGTCACCAGGCCAACGGCGTGGATGCTGCTGCGCTGCTGGCAGCGCACCCCGCTCGACCGGCACCAGGTCAGCCCACGCTGGTTCACCGAGATCAACGACTGGACCGACGATTTTGACTACCCGCAGGACTACGACCAGCATCCGGCGGTAAGACGTGGCCGTGTCTGACCGGTTCGCCATCACCGGGTCGGGCCGGTGCGGCCCGCCGGCCCGGCCTGTCCTACACGCCGGGCTGGGAGGCGCACAACTCCAGGCTCGCCACCACAGCGTGGAACCTTACGGTGCGCCTCGGCTACAAGCACCGCGTGCCCAGGTAGGCGTCGGTGGCTGACCTGTTGGTGATCGTGCCGACTCGCAGCCGGCCAGGCAACGCGCGCAGGATGCTGGCAGCGTGGGACGAGACCGACGCCTGGGCGGACTCCTCGCTGCTGTTCGTCGCCGACGCTGACGATCCGCAGATCGGCGGCTACCGTCGGCTGGTCGCCGAACATGACGGCAACAGCAAGCGGTGGCGGGTGATAGAGGTGCCGCGGTGGCGGCCGATGGTCCCCAAACTCAACCAGGCAGCGGTACGCGAGGCAGTCCGATGCGGACCAACCAGCTGGCTTGCGTTGGCGTTCATGGGTGACGACCACCTCCCCCGTACCTGCGGGTGGGCCAGGGCCTTCCTCGACACCATCGACGACCTCGGCGGCACCGGGATCGTGTACGGCAACGACCTTCACCGCGGCGCGGAACTCGCGACGCACTGGGTGATGACCACGAACATCGTCCGCGCGCTGGGGCTGATGGTGCCAGCACCGGTGCGGCACCAGTTCTGCGACCGGGCGGTGATGGACCTCGGCCGGGCAGCCGGATGCCTGCGGTACCGGGAAGATGTGATCGTCGAGCACATGCACTACTCGGTCGGCAAAGCAGCCAAGGACCACATCTACAAGCTCGGTAACCGGAAACGCGGGTACGAGGCCGACCAGCATGCCTACGAGAAGTGGTTGCGTTACGGGCTGAGGCGTGACGCGGCACGGGTCCGCGCGCTGATGGGACGCCGATGAGCCAGGTGGCGGTGCTGGTCCCGTGGCGCGGCGGCGACCCCACCCGCGAAGCCGCGTGGGGTTACGTCCGCCGCTGGTGGGCGGCCACCCACCCAGGCTGGCCGGTCATCACCGGCGCCTGCCCCGACGGGCCGTGGTCCAAAGGCGCCGCCATTGCCGACGCCCTAGCCCGGGCCACGGCCGAGGTGCTGGTGCTGGCCGACGCGGACGTGTGGTGCGACCGCGTAGACCTTGCCGTGGACGCTGTCGAATCCGGCCGGGCCCGGTGGGCTGTGCCGCACCGGCTGGTGCACCGGCTGGACCGGCAATCCACCGCCGCGGTCATCAACGGGCAGATCCCTGTCGAACAGGCCCAGGTCGAGCAGCGGCCGTACTCCGGCTACCTCGCCGGCGGGCTGACCGTCATCGACCGGCGGCTCCTCACCGAAGCCCCGGTGGATCCGCGGTTCTGCGGCTGGGGGCAGGAGGACGAGGCCGCCGCCGCGGCGTGGACGGTACTCGCCGGCAGGCCGTGGCGGGGCCGCGCTGATCTGTGGCACCTGTGGCATACCCCGCCGCAGCGGCTGTCCAGGAGCGTCGGCTCCCTGGCCTCGGTGGCGCTGCTGGCCCGGTACCGGCAGGCCACCACCCCCGCGCGGATGCGCCGCCTGCTGGCTGAGATCGGCGGCCGTAGTAACCATAGGTTGGAAAGGGTAGAACCGGTGCGCTTCTTGAGCCCCAGGTATCCGCAGCTGCAGGTCCCGCGTGCAAAGGTGAAGTTCCGCGGCGGTGTCGCGGTAACGAACGACCCCGGGGCGATCGCCGAGCTGCAACGCGCAGAGTACCGCGCTCTCGGGGTGGTACCCGACGAACCAGCCACCTCCGATGAGACGACGGCCCCAGTGGATAGCGCCGGGCAGGCTACCCCCGCCGACACGGGCCCCGCGGCGGGGCCTGCGCACGAGTGCGCCGCTGTCCAGGCCGCGCAGCCGACACTGGACGAGCCCGGCGGCGATGGTGTGCCAACCGGGTCGGCCAAGGAGGTGCTGACCTGGGTCGGCACCGACCCCGGCCGGGCACGACGCGCGATCGAAGCGGAGAACACGCGGGACAAGCCGCGCACCACCCTGGTCGCCGCCCTGACCCGCATCGCCAACTGAACCAGCAAGAAGGGTGGGGACGCCGATGGCTGACATGCTGTGCGCGCCGGAGGACATCGCCTCACTGCTGGAATCCGACCTTGACGCCTACAAGACCATCATGCTGGTCGAGGCCGCCACCGCGGTCGTCCAAGCGGCGTGCGACAACCCGCCCCAGCGGCTCGTCGCCGTGGACGACGCCGAGTACGAGCTGATGGGCTCCACCGGGCTGTGGCTGAACCTGCCGCAACGGCCCGCCCGGTCCATCACCTCCCTCACCCTGGACGGCGAGCCGCTGGTCGAGGACGAGGACTACACCCGGTTTGGGTGGCGGCTGTACCGGCAGGACGGTTGGCAGCCACACGGCCCGTACACCCCGTCGAAGATCCGCGTGGTGTACAGCCACGGATACGAAGACGGGGCGCAGGAGCTGCAGCTTGCACGGTCCGCGGTCCTGTCCCTAGTCAAAGGGGTGTACGGCAACCCGACCGGCGCGCTGGCGGTCCGTATCGACGACTACTCGGCCACATACGCCCGGCTGTCAGCGGAACTGGAGGCCAGCCCCTATCTGCAGGCCGCGCTGGAGCGGCAGTACGGGCGCCGTGCCGGCCTGGTCCGGCTCAGCTGAAGACCGATCGGTATCTGTTGACGTCCTCCCCTCCCTGAAGGGAGGGGATTCCTGCCGTGCCACTCACGTGGCACCTCGGTGGGTTCCTGCTTCACCGGCGTCTGCCACCGTGAACGGCGGTCTTACGTCGCCTCCGCAGGCGTTTAGCCTCTCCGCCCGCCCGGCGGCGAGGACGTTACGTGCAGTAAAACGTCCCGGCGGCTAACCCCGGCCTGAAGGCCGGGGCTTGCGCCGCAAACTCCCTGGTAACGGAGACGACAGTATGCGGATCACACCTGTGCAGCGGTTCCGCGACGGCCGCGCCGCCTATGAACCAGGCCAGGAGTGCGAGGTGGCGGAGGACGGCGCCCGGTACGTCGGCAACGAATGGGCGACTTCGCCTGACTACTCCGTGCCTGGCGCGGTGCCTGCGGGGCAGGTGCAGATCACTCCGCACAGCGTGACCCACCAGGCCACCACCAGTCTGCCTAAGCAAAAGAAGGGACACTGACATGGCCAAGTTCGCCCCCAACTCCACACTGGACGGCCTGTTGGAGCAGATCGCCCTGGCCGACGAGATGTACGTGACGGATTCCCAGCCGACCAGCTACGCCGACCTCGGCGACAGCGTGGCGGTCCTGGTAGGACCGATACCGCTCACCCCTGGCGACGGCAACGGCGACTTCAC